CCGCCTCATTAAGATGGCGACTAATATCCTCAGCAGGACCAGCTTCGGCTGCTAAATAGACACACATTGCACATTTTCTAAGTTGTTCTGGTGTTATCATCACTTTTCCTCCTCAGTCCTGCATCAGACCTATCATGCTGGCCATCTATTTTCTCGCCTTTCATTCAATATTCCTCAATCCCCATTCGGCACAAACCCGCATAAATTCCCGCTCATCAAACTGTGACTGTTGTATAGAGCCTGGGTCGGTGCCTTCCCAAGGGAGCTTGATCAGCTTTCGATTGCGCTCCAGATGGCCCATGGAACAGAAAGCAGATACCTCTTGTTGGATCTTCCTGCTGACCGGCCTGCCCAGGACTATCTTGACCGCGGTCTTGACTCCCACCCCAGCAATACCCTCAATGTTGTCTCCGTCGTCACCAGCCAGGGCTTTGACCTCAATCCATTGCATGGGTGACACCCCAAACTCCCTCCGGAAGTCAGTGTAACCCATGCTGGCCTTCCTGCCAATGTTGTAGATGGAGACCCGGGGACCGAGGAGCTGGAACAGGTCATTGTCAGACGAGATGATAACCATCTTATCGCCATTGACCCTTTGCCAAGAATTGTATGCCAAGTATGCAATCAGGTCATCCGCCTCATAGCCATTTTGGACGAATTGATTAGGCAGGCCCAGGCGGGGCAGGATCTCGGCCCTGAGCATGGTCATCTGGGGGTATGCGTCGGACACCGCCTCCGGGAGGTCCTTTCCATCCCGATTGGCCTTGTATTCCGGGTAGAAGGCCTTGCGCAGGGAGTTTGAGCGAGGGCTGTCCCAGCAGCAGCAGACCTCACCGGGGAACCGCCGCATAAGGTTCCTGAGCTGCTGGAGAGCGCCGTAGACGACCCCAGATGGCCTGCCCTTGTAGTTGAGGCCAGCCTTTGCATGGGCCTCTCTGAGGCATAAATTCGGCATATCGATCAATAACATCTATTTCCTCTTTTTTTTAATAGGATATCCTGATAGATTTTTTCCTTTTTCTTATTTTCCAGGCTTGTTTTTGCTTCTCGGATATATTTTCTCGATATCCATCTCGCTCCCATACTTTTTTCATCGACTTAGAAAACGACTCTCGACGTTCTTCATTCTGCCACGATTCTTTTTGTTTTTCAGATATATTATTGCGATGCTCTTCGCTCTCCCACATTTGTTTGCTTGCATCAGAAATTACTTTTCGAGTTTCTTTATCATGGACAAATATCCCGATCTTACCTTTCATCCAAGTAATCTTGCCCTTATGCGTCTCGCTAAGTAATTGACGACACTCATCAGTTCTAACTTTGCCTTTATTGGCTATTGAAATCTTTTGTTTTGTTTCTTCTTTACATAGAATTCCTCTATGGGCGTCGCTCATATTCTTGCGAGCTTCTTCCGATGGAGGCGGAAGATTCTTATGGGTTTCACTCATCTTTTGTATTGATTCAGGAGTATGTTTCTTTCCTGTATTTGCAATAGATAAATTACGGCGATGTTCTTCTGTCTTTATTTTACCAGTAGCTACTATCTTTAATTTTTCTCTTGTTTCCTCTGTAGAGACATAACCGAAATTGCCCTCTCCTCCATCTGTCATATTAGTTAAAATTCCAGTATCAATATTCTTGCGACCATAAGTTTTGATCATTTCTTTCTCAAAATCAAACGCCTCTTGTTCTGTTAAATCACTAAACATAATCTCTTCAATAAAATCTATGCCTTTCTTCCAAAGAGCATGTATAACCGAAACCTTATAAGATTTCCGTCCTGATTTATGAAGTTTGCCAAAAGCTTCATAACGATGCTCATATAATCTATTATTATGTCCCTTACCAACATAAAACGGAGCTGCTTTAGATCCATCTAATGGATCAATTTTATCAGGGCGACGCAGATAATAAACATAGAATATCTTCATATCAATTAGGAGCATGTTTATTTGCCATTCATCATAAGGATCGTCTATTAGGTCTTCAAATGTCATTTCTCTCTCCCTTCCATATCCAGCTTCTGCCTAATGACTTCTTGCCCCTGCACAAGCAGCTGTCTGACCCGTTCCCGGCTCACCCCCAGGTCCCGGCCAATATCCACCAGGGTGCGTTCGAATCGGTAATGCTGTTCCAGGACATATCGCACCCGGGGCTTACGGATGTACCCCAAGAACCTGTCGAAGGACTCGTTGGCCAGGGTTTCATTTGGCCTATCCATTATTCCAATAGCCATGCAATGATCTTTGTCATCAAGGCCGTAGAGTGTGTCCAGGCTGACCGGGTTGACAGTGGCATGGTCTTCAGGCCTATCCCTACCCCTCAACTTCTGCACATAGACTCTGGCCTGGTTCCTGTCAGCAGTCCTGGCCCCATTCCATATCGCCCACCTAATCATGGACGATGCATATGTGCGGAAACTCCCTCCCTTGGCCTTAGACGGGTCATAATCATCCCAAGCGGTCAAGGCGCCTATCCATCCGTCCTGGATCAGATCTTCTAGGGTGCGCCGGCCATCGGGGGACTTGGTCAGGTAGCGCTTGGCCCAATGGCCCACAAATGGGCCATAGAAGCAGACCATGTCATCCTTGGACTCCGGGCGTGTCAAGGGAATGTCCGGATAGACCCGGCTCATTACCAGTCTGCACCCATAGGAGGAGGGTTGTCTTTTTTTTCATTAACAAAATATCCAAGATCAATACCATAATAGAGAAGAATGCCGGCAATCCTTGCCCACTGAGATGATGGAGACATATCATTGTGGTCAATAAAAGTATCCCCAATAACCTCAGACAATCCATCTCCAATAGTCCTGGTATAAGAGGTTTCATGAATCACTTCAGACCAATGTACAGGCTGTTGTTTAAGCCTCATTTCGACAGAAGGGCCAAAATCATCGAGATTCAACGGAAGAAACGATTCATGAGGCAACAGTCTGCCATCGGCGGCGGCAAGGAGGTTGTCTAATGCCTTCACGGGGGCTCCGACAGCACCAGCTAACTGATAGGCTTCGCCGCAAACCTGGCGAAGCTCAGCAATGATTTGTTCCGCAGCCCCCGGCTTAACCGGATTGGCTGGGGTCATTTCCCCGGTTGCATTAAACTCGGCAGGGTGATCAAAATCCTTAGCGAAATCCAGCCTCAGTACTTTGGCCATAAACAGTTCCCGGGATTCGAAACAATCCCTGGCCAAATTGAATTCATGGAGATTATCAAAAATAACCTTCATTTTATCATCCTCCTAAATCTGTGCTCGCCCTCACGGACCCGCTTGAGGTATCCTTGGTTGAATGAGCAGTTATATTTACGCAAGGCCAGCTCCTCAGCCCTGCCGGTAGATATTCCTGGATGCCTGCGTCTGGCCCTGGACATATGGCCGGACAGCGCCCTAATGGCCACCTCCGTCTGTACGTAAATATCCCAGACCGGCCAGCCACGCTCCTTGACCACATAATTATGAACTCCCCAGGGCAGCCAGTACCGGCCTACCCGGCCAAAACGGAAATTAGCTTGGCCTTTGCTCGATTCGGCAAAGGCCACTCCCAGGGCAAACTCAGGCCTGACCCGGTAGTGCTTGGCCATGGCGGCAGTGAAAGTGATCCAGTCCGGGCGCTTCACCCCCGAGTGCGGGCCAATATAAGTGGCCGCAGGGGCGGGTTGGCTGGCCGGGACCGGAACCAAGATTAAAGCAGCAAATAAGGCGCAAAGCAGAGCGACCTTCAGCAGTAGGCGGCCGGGGGCGCCAACCCTGGGTTAATATCACGATTGTTCATGGTTTCCTCCTTGTTGTTTAGCCATAAATGAGATGCTTGGTATTGGTTCGGCGGTCAAGGTAGACCGAGGCGATGTTTACATACTCACCATCAATCCATTTACCCTCGGTCCACATGACCATGCCCAGGTATTCCCATCTAAACAGAAAATTTCGGATTTTGATTAAGAAAGGCATTTTGGAATCCTTAAATTGATACCGGTCTACCAAGCCGGCCGGCAGGCTGGCGGCATGGTTGTGCAGAACCATGCCTAAGGAGGTTACCGTAACCAGAGCCTTTGGCTCACCAGGGTCCAACCCTCTGGGCCTTTGGCACACCGCCACGTTCTGCCTTTACCCATATATCTATGCGACCTCCTTAAAATGATACCGCTAACCATAAATAGCCTACAAAATTGGTGGAGGTGCCGGGAGTCGAACCCGGGTCCGATGAACATTCTACCATAGCATCTACATTCATAATCTCAGACTCTGTCTCACCTGGCAATATCGCTCCGAGATCAACTCCTGCCAAGCCAGCCTACCTATAAATCTTTCGCATTACCCCATTAGGCATGGGCGGTCTGCTATCCCCAGTTTATCGGCCCCTATCAATAGCCACCTAGGGAATAGGCCATTGGAGAGGGAAGGTTAAGCAGCCTTCAGCATATGATAAGAGTCGGCAATTGTGCCGTTTCCAACATTAACGGAAGTTGGCCCCGGAATGCAGCTATGATTTCCTGCCACCGTCGAAACCATTACACCCCCCAAGATATTATTTCCTTTCCTTTATTATAGCCCGTCACGGCCCAACCACCCCAGACTCCACATCAAGAACATCAACGCCAGCCCTGGACCGGAGTTCCATAAGCGTCTCCAGCTCTTCCACAGACAATCTGGAGAGGTCCCAGCCGGACTCATTGATGTTTAGTTGGTTGAACTGATTATACTGGTTTACCGCTACCTTGTCCTTAGCGTACAGACCATGCCACTTGTTCAGCTGGTCCTGAGCGGCCGTCTTGCTCCACAGGGTGTACCTGACACTCTCAGTTTCAATAGTCGATCCATCTTTGGCAGTATGGATGGTCTTGGTAATCTGAAAAGAGCTGATGGCTGGGGCTATTGCATCGGGAATATTCTTGGGACAATCCGGGATAAGCCTAATGTCACTGGTGGCCAGGCATTGTATCTCCCTGATCAGCTGCTCCGGGGTAATCAACTCAGGGTTCTCCCCTGACTGGGCCACGGCGGCCATTACACCGCGGGAAGGGGATGGCCCCATGGGTTTAGCAGGCAGGTTGGGCGATGGGTCCTTACATATCCTATGCTTACCATTACCGTTGTCTCCTGGACAATTGTGGCCATCAGTACACGGCATCGGGGTATCGTAGGCCACTCTATGGGGCCGAGAACATATCGTCGGTGTAATCGCCGTTACAATTGGTTTTAACCGAGGTTTACTTATGGGCAGGGGATTGTCCTGTATGGCCACACATTGCTTCTGACCATTTCCATTAGAGGGCCTTCCCGCCCTATGGCCTGGTTTGTTCTTAGTGCCGGGCTTCCTGCCCCTCTTCCTTGGTTCCTCATATGGTATCTTCATGTCATAGTGGTCCATCAGGGGAATTAATTATCGCTGTTAATTTATTATAAATTAAATCTGGGCAAACCCCTAAATTAATCTTTTTAGCCAAAATACGGTCTGATTAATCCAATTAAATAATTAATTATCTTGATGTATAGGTCGAAATCGGCTATAATAAGGGTAATTAATTAAAAAAGGAGGCTTTCAATGCCACTGGCCAAAACCATCGTCCATCCAAAAAGATTCCGTATGCCTACCTACTGGGAAAGGGTCAAGGATTATCGCTATGACCCATTTATGTGTCACTCTGGTGGCATTCCATTTCCTCCGGTCATTTTGCCTTGGTTATTTCCTACCACCAGGGTTTGGCTCGCTGCTTTCTGGTTCGCTTTATTCAACAAGGATTTATACAACCTATGATCATCAAGACCTGCAAATGCGGTTGCGGCCAGCCGGTCAAGCCAGGGTGTCGCTGGCGTCGGGGGCATTACTGGCGGGGCAAGACCAGGAAACAGGCCAACCACTGGAAGGGCGGGGTGACCGCTGGTGAGCCTGGTTGTAACCGGGGAAGAACCTATGCTCCGGGGCACCCATGGGCTGTCAGGGCTGGCACCGTTTACATCCCTTCTGAGATGGCTGTGGCCGAGATGGCCCTAGGATATTGCCTGCTGGAGCCGCCCAAGTGGTCCATATTCTTCCTGGATGGGGACCGGACCAACCTGGACCGGGCCAACCTTGTTGTCTGCCAGGACCGGCCGCACATGGAGCTGATCAAGAAGAGATTGCGGGCGTTGAGGGCTTGTGGGCATGCCGGGTGGAGGCGGTGCCGGGCCTGTCAGGTCTGGGGA